CTCTCTCACGCGCATGTCATTGCTGACACCACCGGGCTCCAAACAACCCTGGATGGCAAAGCGGACGACGCTCATAGCCATGTCATTGCTGACACTACTGGCCTACAGGCTGCGCTCGACGGCAAAGCGGCTGCGTCGCACACTCACGCGATTGCTGACACCACAGGTCTCCAGAGTGCGCTTGATGGCAAGGCAGCTGCCTCGCACACTCACGCACAGAGTGATGTCACAGGTCTGGTCAGCGCGCTTGCAGGCAAGTCGGATGTGGGCCATACCCACGCGGCAAGCGAGATCGCTTCGGGAGTGCTGGATATTGCCCGCATCCCAACGGGTCAGACGGGCACTACGGTCCCGTTTGGTAACGATGCGCGCTTCACTGACGCGAGAACCCCGGTAGCGCACGCCACGTCGCACAAGAGCGGCGGGGGTGACGCGATCAAGCTGGACGAACTGGCTGCACCGACCGACATCACGACGCTCGATGCTGACACGTCAAAGCACGGGCTAATGAAGAAGTTCCCCGGCGGGACAACCAACTTCCTCCGGGCAGACGGCACGTTCGCTGCACCTCCTGGCGGCGGCTCCGTCACCGCGCCCTTCATGGGTGACCAAGCACCAGGATCATTCACCGTCGTCACCGGCCAATTCGGTCTGCACGGGAACGGGCGAATCTCACTCACGACCACGCAACGTGCCACACTTCAAGGAACAGGAAGGTTGAGACTGATCTAATGGCTGACATACTTCTGGACACACAGGGCGCACCCTCTACACCGTCCTCCGGTGCGGGACTGATTTGGGTTGACTCAACCGCGAAGATCATCTGCGCCAAGGACGACGCAGGACTCATCAGTGGACGGTCGGAGAACGCTTCGATTGCCGCGCAGGGTGCTGGCTTCGCCTCCGACACCTATGTCACCGACTCTCATATTCTCATTCCGTCCTTCGGCTTCCAGGCTAGGACGATGTTCCGGTGGCTCATCTCCGTCTCGAAGACGGCAGCGGGTGTCGCGACTCCGATCTATCAGGTCCGCATCGGGGCGAACAAGACAACCGGCGATACGTCGCGACTCACCTTGACCGGTCCCGCGCAAACAGCCGCCGCTGACGTGGCGCTGATTCAGTTGTACCTGACCATCCGAAGCATTGGGGCGTCGGGCGTCATGCAGGGGACGGTCACGATGGATCACAACCTTGCCGCCACAGGCTTCGCCAACAACGCTGCGGGTCTTGTGGAAGGCACGAGCGCAGGGTTCGACATGACGGCGCTCGCTGGTCAGTTCATCGGACTCTCAATCAACGGCGGGTCTTCCGCCGCCTGGACAGTCACACAGGTGCGCGCAGACGCACGCTGGTAACCAACTCACATCCCTCGGGGAGACGGCCATGCGCTACATCGGTCGTCTCCCCACAGGGGATGAGTTCGTCGTGGAGGTTCACCTCGGGTGGAGCGTGACGGTCTACTTCCTGACGTATCTTCCGGTCGTTGGGGACGTGTTGGTGGACATCATGCGGGGGCTCTAGGCAAAACTCGCACACCAACTCGCACACCGAACGCCCGTTCGAGGTTTGTAACCTGTTGTGCTGCAAGAGCCACCGGTCGGATTTGAACCGACGACCGCTCGATTACGAAGCTCGGACCTGACACAAGCTATCCCACCCGCCCATAGCGGCTTAGACCGCTGAGGGTCATCGAGACCCTTGAAAACTGTGGTATTCTCCGGAGTGTTAATCCCCCCTGTAGGACAAGTACTTGCGGTACTTATCCCTGCGGGGCATATTCCCAACTCGCACACCAACTGCACACCAGATTAACACTCCGGAGTTGAACCCTAAGAAACGGAGGAGGGTCACATGAGGCATCGCGGACAGCGGATCGCTCGGGGAGAGAACAGATGGCTCCTCCGCGTTCCCGTAGGACTCGACGCCAACGGCAAACGGAAGTACGAATCGACGATGTTCGAGGGAACGACGACCGAAGCGAACCAGGAGTTGCGGAAAATGCTTCGCGACCACGACACCGGCTCGCTCGTGAGGAAGTCGAACTACACGCTCGCGGAATATGTCGAGCAGTGGTTCAAGACGAAGGTGAACATCGCGGAGTCCACACGGATCGGCTACAGGCGGCACCTCGACCTGTACATCATCCCGCACCTCGGTCACCTCAAGCTGCACGAAATCACGCCGCTGGTGCTGCAGAGCGCGATCAACACGCTCCGCACGCAGGTCGCACCACGTACCATCGAGTACGCGCACACGGTTCTGCATCAGGCGCTGCAGAAAGCCGTCAAGTTGGGCATCCTCGTTAGGAACCCGACCGAAGAAGTGGAGCTTCCGCCGAAGGTGAAGCGGGCATTCACGATCCTCTCGCCTGACCAGATGGTCACCCTGTGCGAAAGCGAGAAGGGCAAGCGGTTATACCCGCTGTGGCTCCTCCTGCTACACACCGGCCTGCGTCCCGGCGAGGCTCTGGCGCTCAAATGGGCCGACCTGGACGGCGACACGCTACGGTTGCAGCGCACGCTGGCCCGGAAGGAGAAGGGCGAGTACCAGGTGATCGAGCAGAAGGCCAAGACGGACGGCTCGCTGCGGTCGGTCACGCTGTCGAAGTCGGTGTTGGAGGCCCTGAAGGCACACCGGACGTCGCAGGCCGCACAGATTCTGGCCGGCGGGGTCCGCTACAAGCGCGAGGACTTCATCTTCTCCGCACGTTTCGGGGGCTTCATCGATCCCAACAACGTGCGTAACCGCTGGAAAACCGCTCTGAAGCGGGCGAAGCTGCCCACGGACGTGCGGTTGTACGACACCCGACACTCTCACGCGACGGCCCTGCTGAACACCGGCAAGGTCAACCTTGCCTGGGTGTCGGCACGGCTCGGTCATTCGAGCGTGACGGTCACGGAGTCGGTGTACGCTCGAGTTTTACCCGAGGCGCACCGTGAAATGGCTGATGTGATGGAGCAACTACAGAACGAAGCCCAAGCGAAGCGAGCGGCCCAGGGCTAGGCTGCCAAGCACGGAGTCCGACGCGGACGAATGACTAGGGCCGCGATACCAAACCCCTTAGCTGACTCGGACCCATAAAAGGGGAGACCCCCAAAGCACTCGGGGGTCTCCTCGCTTCCCTTCCCCTCCTCACCCACACGCTCCGATCCACGTCACGCCGTCATCCTGCTGTTCGGTGCGATGGGCCATCTCGTTGATCGAGGCAACCACCGCCTGCGCGCTGTCCGCGAACACAATCGCGGTCTCGATATGGTCGCGGGTGATGCGGTCGTTCGCACGATTCAGCCGGTTGAGCGCCAGCTGGAGGTGACACATCGCAATGGCGAGTGCGCCATGCGCGGCGAGGCCGGTGTGTTGGATGGAATGCAGCAGGTTAGGGTGAATCTCGATCATCGAAGCCTCCGGTTGTCGGGCGCAACGTGGCAATCAGGGGTGCCAGATGGAAAAGGTGGACGCAAGGTACCAACCCGCCGTGGTATACGCAAGTACAAACTTTGTAACTGGAATGTCTCCCAAATGAGTCACGAACTCAACCTCAAACAGTGGCACCATGGGTATCTCGGGATCGCCTTATGCCTCATCGGGATACTCGGCTCGCGGACGCTGTTCGTCGTCCTGGGGCTGATCCTCTTGATCGACGATGTGGTGCAGCACGCCGTGCAGTACATCACGCGCACTGAGTGGGCTTCTCCCCTGCATCGGGCGTACAGCTGGGTCTACGGTCGCGTCGCGTTGGTCCGTAGGGTCAATAACTGGTTGGACACGCTGTTTAGCTGACGGAAACCGTCACGTTCGCCTGTTGTGACGGTTTCTGATGAAGTGAATCACCTTCTCTACCGACGACCACACCACGACAAGCACGACGAGACCGAAGAGAGTCGCACCGATGTTCTCGATGTAGAACATCAGGTCGTGTGAGGCTTCGTCCATGTGGTGAAGCTGTGGCGGTCTCAGGATTTTGACAAGTTTTTTTGAGAGGGTCAACGCGCTTCCCCGCTCGCGCCCGTTCCCCCCTGGCCCCCCGTCCCGTCCTGCTTTCATTATGTGCCGCCGGCCCGATCATGCGGCCCGCCGCGCTCGCACACCGCTCGCACACCCAGGCGCGCAACCTCATGCGACGCTTGCGGTTAGGCCCATGGGCTCGATATGCAATCGATAGGTTGTCGCACGCGTACCACACATGCCACGGCGCGGCCCGATCATGCGGCCCGCGAGCGGCGAAACGTGCTCGCGTGCGTGCAAGCTATCGGTACGTTTTCAGCCTAGCCACATGCTAGGGTGTCACTAGCGCGCCGCTATCCTGTAGCACATCCCCTACAACATTCCGCCGGCCTAGCACATTGCTAGCCACAACCTAGCGCGGCACGCGTCCTGCACTACGTACGCGCCGCAAGATAGCCACACACTAGCACAACGCTACTAGAGGGGGATACGTGAGCAAACCTAACGGCGCGGTCATCTATCGCGGCCCTTCCATGATTGACGGCGCTCCGATCATTGCCGTAGCAACGGGCCTAGCGCACGCGAGCGCGAACCCTAAGACGGGGGACATGGTGCAGACCTGGATACTGCGGGAAGACATTGCGCCCCTAGAGGCCGGGAAGACGGGCCAGGACGCGTCTATCTGTGGGGGTTGCAAGCATCGGCCCACGGCGGGCGGGACGTGCTACGTGTCCATCTTCCAAGGGCCGCGTAGTGTGTGGGCCGCATACAAGCGGGAAAGCTACCCGATCATGGCCCCGGAAGATGCGGCGCGCCTAGTGCAGGGCCGCAAGGTCCGCCTAGGGGCCTACGGTGACCCGTGTGCCGTTCCGGTAGACGTGTGGCGTGCGTTTATCGCGCTCGCGTCGGGTCACACGGGTTACACCCACCAATGGCGGGGCCGTTGTGCGGTCGGGTTTGAGGGATTGCTACAGGCTAGCGTGGACAATGAGCGCGAGCACGCGGCGGCCCGTGCTAAGGGATGGGCCACGTTCCGCGTGCGCTCCGAGTCTGAGCCCGTCCTACCGGGGGAAATGATTTGCCCGGCGAGCGACGAAGGGGGCCACGGCGCGACGTGTGAGACGTGCGGCGCGTGCAACGGGGCCGGGGCTCAGGTTGTTATCATCGTACACGGCGGGCGAGCGGCGCGTTTCGGGAAGGGGGCCTAATGCGGCCCCTCTCACGAATCATAGCGGCCCTGGCATGGGCCTTGCCGACAACGCTAGCAGTCTGCTACCTTGTGGCGTGAACACACTAGCACGGGGGAACGTATGGCAACGGAAGCGGACAGGCACACAAAGGGCCAGCTTAACGTACGCGTTTCGCGTGAGGCGTTCCGCACGCTCGCGGCCCTGCAAAAGCACTACACACAACGGGCCGGCCTAATCGACCCGCTTAGTCAGGCTCAGGTAGTCGAGCTAGCGTTGCGCGACGCACTACAACTAGCCAAGGGGGCCAAGTGAAACGCGAGCGGCGTTACGAGTATCGGCCGGGAATCATGGACCGTTGCGACCCGAACGTGATAGCGGGTAGTCCGCTCGGCATCGAGCCAGGCGCGCTGGTAACCATCACGAAACGGATAGGTGCGGCGCTGGTGTGGGTACGCGACGCACGCGGTAATGAACAGTCAGTGTGGAAGGCGGCGCTAGTGCCGTGCCGCATCGTACGACGCACACGCTTTGCGACAGAGTACAGCGTTTCGCGTGCCTAACACTATACCAGGGAGGGATAGGGCCATGTACTACTACGTCGCGGAAGGCCGGCGCTACGCCTACTCGGAGCTAGCCGAGTGCGTCGGGAAGGCTGTCGAGCACGCGATCATCGAACGGAGCGCGCTCTTCGACAAGACGACAACGGTCAAGGTGGACGTGTTCGAGACCTGGGGGCCGACCCTCCAAAACTCAGCACATCACTACCGCGTGGAGGTGTCGCCTACGATGCGAATCACGGTCACGAATTACTAGCCCAGGTCGAAACGCTAGCACGTCGCTAGCGTCGCAGCGTAACGCGCTGCCTGACGAGACCACCAAAGGGGAGGCACATGGACAAGTACATCGCACTACCCGTAGCTGCGACCGCGTACCCTGGCGAGCGGTACACGACCGACACGCCAACGCGTGAGCGGACGCACCTGACGCACATCGTGGACACGCACCAGGACGACGCGCCGTTGTGCTCGCGAGTGCGGCCTGGGTCCATCCTGCGGGACTACGCGCTCGCGCAGCCGGCCAGCGCAGCGACGTGCAAGGGCTGTCAATCGCAGTATCGCGCCGAACTCTCACGCAAGGGGGACAAGTGAAAAACCTGTGCGCCAAGATGCGACCCGCGAGCGACCCGTACGAGACGTGGGTGAGCTACGACGGGTCGTGGACGTGGCTCGTGCTCAAGAAATGGCAGGCGGACGACAACAAGCCATACGCCCGTTGGTTCTGCAAAGTCGTAACGCCAATGACCGGCCCGTCAGGCGATCTAGGCGACGTGTACGTGTCCGAAATCAAAGCGAACGCGAGGAAGGTTTGTCCGATCTGCGACGCGGGCGACCCGACGAGCGTCATCCAGACCTGCAACTGCGAGGTGTGACGTGGGCTTCCAAGGCATAGAAGTGATTGCACTCAAGCGGGCCGGCCTGTTGCCGCCCATCGGTCGCCGCGACAACCGCATGTGGGCGACCTACGCGAAGCGCCACACAGGCCGGAAAGGTGACAAAGGCGCGTGGCAGCTGATCGAGCTACGCAACGGCGACGTGCGCGAGGAGGCTATCGGCCTGCGCGTCGCTCAACTGCTCGGCCTGTTGCACAAGGCCGGCCATCGCTACGCCAGCGTGCGCTACGCGAGCATCGTCATGCCGTGGGGCGAACCTGAGCGCATCTACTACGCGGAGGTGTGACGTGGACCGTGCAGGCTGGACCGTGAGGTGGGTGGAGACTCGCTCGGGCTTTCAGTCCCGCGAAGTCTTCACCTCACCGGAAGGCGTCGAGTACATCCGAACGCCTAACCCGGAGCTAGCGGAGTTGACCATCACGGAGTGGCGCAGGAAGGGGCTCGCGCCGCTCTACCTGAAGCGGAAGGACAGCACGACCGCACACCTGCGCCGTGCTAAACAGGAAGCTCAACCGGAAGCCCAACAGGGAGCCTAACCATGCCGCTCAACTACACGCCGTCCCTACTGTCGTCGCTGCTGCTCGCGCTGCTCGACCTGGGAGACCGACTCCTCGCGTGGGTGCAGCGTCGCTAGACGCGGAACCTTTGACGTGGAAAGGGTTATCCCACGGTGGCATAGCTCTCGCGTACTCGGTTCGAGTCCGGGGCGCGACATGAAGAGACCGACAAGAGTCAGTATCGATGCTTGGGGCGTAGGCCGGGGTTGTCCTTCCCGGTTTCGAGCCAGTGAAACACTTTCTCGGAATCGTGGAAGAGATCAGCGACGAGGCGCAGGTCACCACGGCTTGGGTGTGTGATTTCTCTCTCCCAATCGGAGACCGTGCCTTGGGTGATTCGGAGCAGGCGACCATACAAGGTTTGCGTGAGGTTGAGCACGCTGCGGGTCGTCTTGATGCGGAAACCGAGTCCGGTCATGGAGTTGGGTTGAGGGTTGCGACAACCTATCCCAGGGTGGTATACTAAAGCCATCCTGAAGGTTTACCGAAGGTTACAGGCACCAGAAGGGGGGCCCAACCGTATCCCTCCAAACCGGTTCCACACAAGGAGATAGATTAACACTCCGGAGAAGAACCCAGAGGTTACAACCTGAGGTAGCGGGATGAAGCAGGCTGTTAAGACTACAGCTTAACCGTACCGAGTTAGACAGGGGTTGTTGTACGGTGTTTGGGAGTAACCGGTTATACACGAGAAGAAACACTTGAGGTGAGCCCCTATGCTCGCCTGAGGTGACCAGCGGAACGGAGTGACAATCGGGTCACTCTATACCACGAAGCGAAGGAAACATTTCTGCTGAAGACCCGGTGCTCGACCGGTAGGACAACGCGAGCGACCGGAGTGGCGTAGCCAGCAAACAGCTGCGCCAACGAGAGATCGACAACTGAAGAGTGCAGTGAGCGCCACCCGAGTGAAGCGTACGGGCGCGCTCTTGGTACATCCGACCTTATGCCAGGGAGGGATGCCGTGCATCTGAATCCGACGGACGCAGCGTGGGACGCCCTGAAGGAACGCCAGCGCGAGCGAGAGTCGTTCTCGTTTGCCGAAGGGGAGCGCAGGTTTCGTGAGCAGGTACGCAATGCGGCAGAACGCGGGGAGTACTCGCGGTCGAGCGTGGCGCGTAAGCTCATGCAGGGAGGCTTGGAGCCGTTAGAGAAAGCGATTGAGGCATGGTTCCTCACCTTCAAAGGCAAGCGGGGCCAGCCCCCGGTTGCAGCCAAGTGGATTGAGCGGGTAGGCGTGAACGTCGCGGCCTACATGACGCTAAAGGTCGTGCTCGACCACATCACCGGGACGTGGAGTCTCGCGAACGTCTGTCAGCACATCAGTGAGTTGATGCTCGACGAGCTACGGTATCGCCGGCTGCAAGAGCAGGCTCCGGCGCTCTTCGAGTACAAGCTGAAGCGGTTTCGCACATCGAGCTACGCACACATGGCGCGGTCGATGGACCATGCGGTACGGACGGCCCACGACCGGGACGGGAATCTGATCGACACCGCCGACCTGCAGATGACGCGGCTGCAACAGTCGCTGGTCGGAGGCGTGCTGGTTCAGCTACTGATCCAGAGCACGTCACTCGTCCGCATCGTACGGAAGAAGGAACACAAAGGCCGACGGCTCAAGCTGCAGGACTTCATCGAGCCAACCGAGGAGACGGAGACGTGGCTCTTTCAACGGACGGAGCACCTGGCCGTGCTAGAGCCACAGCACCAGCCCATGATTGTGCCGCCCAGGCAGTGGGAGCCGGGGAAGCGCGGCGGGTTTTACTTCGCGCTCCGAGGCAAGCACACCCTGGTACGGGGCCTCCATGACCCGAAGTTTCGGCACGAGGTGTTCAACGCGGACATGCCGCTCGTGTACGCGACGCTGAACTCCTTGCAGAACACCGCGTGGCGTATCAATCGGAGCGTGTATGATCTCGTCATCGAGATTCAACGGCGCGGTGGGAACATCGCAGGCGTCCCGGCAACGGAACCGGTACCACAGCCGGTGCGACCGGCAGACATTGACACGAATACTGAGGCACGCGAGCGGTGGAGTAAGGAGGCCGGCCTCGCACACGACCGAGAGCACGCACGGCGCGCTCACGCCAGAGAGACCACACGGCTTGTGGGCTCGGCTGAAGGCGTTCTCAATGAGGAGGCGATCTTCTTCCCCTACTCGTTGGATTTTCGTGGGCGCATTTATCCCATCTCGGACTATCTACATCCGCAGGGGCACGACCTGGCGAAGGCGCTGCTCACGTTCGCTCAGGGGAAACCGGTGGATGAAGATGGGGCAGGCTGGCTCGCGATTCACGGAGCCAACTGTCTCGGCAAGACCACGGACGGACAGAAGGTGTCGAAGATGACGTTTGAGGAACGCATCGCATGGGTTGTCGCAAACACGAAGCGCATCGAGCGCGTCGCGGACGACCCGTTCGGAGACCTGTGGTGGGCCGACGTCGAAGAGGTGGATGACCCGCTGCAGTTCTACGCGTTCTGTGTCGAGTGGCGGAACCTGCAGGAAGCGAGCCGGCGCGGTGAGACCTACGTCTCTTCCCTGCCCTGCTCGATGGACGGGTCGTGCAACGGGCTTCAACATTTCAGCGCCATGTTCCGCGATCCGGTTGGTGGTGCGGCGGTCAACGTCGTGCCACAGGACCGGCCTCAGGACATCTATCAGCGCGTCGCGGACGTGCTGCTCGACCGGTTGCAGGAGATGCCAGATGATCCGGTCGCGGTGAAGCTGCTCGGCTCGAAGCTGGTGACCCGGAAGCTGGCGAAGCGTCCCACGATGACGTTTGGCTACGGGTCGAAGCGATTCGGATTCAAGAAGCAGTTGAAGGATTACTTCCGCTCGTTGCCGAACTGGCCCGAGATGAAGAGGCGATTCACGACCATCGAGGATGGGAAAGAGAAGTCGCAAGTAGGCGTGGCGTGCGCGCTGCTCGCGAAGCTGATTGATGAGGCGCTCGCCCACGTCGTGGTGAAGGCAGCTGAGGGGATGCAGTGGATGCAGAAGTCGGCGCGGGCAATCGTTAAGAACAAGAAGACCGTCGAGTGGACGGTGCCGGTGACTGGATTCCGCGTGCGACAGGAGTATGTGAAGTGGAAGGAGGGGCGAGTAGAAACGGTGCTCGCAGGGTCAATCATTCGGAGGCCGGTAGTGTGGCTCCCGACTGAGAACCTCGACCCGATTAAACAGGTGAACGCCATCGCGCCGAACGTGGTGCATTCACTCGACGCGGCGGCGCTGATGCTGACGGTCTCTGATGCCGCAGCCAACGGTGTCGAGGCATTTGCGATGGTACACGACAGCTACGGTGCGCTCGCGGCAGACTGCGCGTCACTCGCCGGCTGTTGTCGGCGCGCCTTCGTGAAGCTCTACCAAACGCAGGATGTAGTGGCGCTGCTGTACGAGCAGTTCTTGAAACAGTCACCCGACTGCCCGCTGCCTCCCGAGAAGGGGACGTTGGAGGTGAGCGAGGTGCTCGCGTCGGACTACTTCTTTGCCTAACAATATGCCAGGGAGGGATACCGTGAAGCTCATCTGCATCGAGTGCCTGAAGGAGTTCGACACGCCTGAGGAGGCGTGGCAGCACACGAACCCGAAGGTCACGAAGGACTCGAACGTGCGGCGTCCGCTGAAGCGGCACGTCGTCTTCCCGAAGACCGGGAGGGGCACATGAGCTACCTCGACGCCTCGGGAGACGAGTGGCTGCGTGGACTCGGATACTTCTTAGTGATCGTCGTGCTCGCGCTGTTGTTCAACTCGTGCAACACCCCTGTTCCGCGCAACACTCCGCTGTCGCTGTCAGAGCAACGCGACTCCATTGTCGCAGCCGAGGCCCGCCGTGCCGGTGTACCGGTCGGCCTCTCCATCGCGGTGTCGCACGTCGAAAACTGGAAGGGCGACTCGATGGCCGTCTCGCCCCGCGGGGCGGTCGGGATCATGCAGGTACTCCCGAAGTACTGGCAGCACTCGTTCGAGGAAGAGTGTGGCTGTGGTTCTCTCTTCCTTAGTAAGCGCAACGCCTGTGTCGGGGTGCGCGTCTTGGGCCAGTACCTCAAGCAGCACAAGACCACAGCGCAGGCACTCCGGGCCTACCATGGCTCGCTCAACTACCACGAAGCGGGTGATGCCTACCTCGCCGCAATGCTGGACCAGCTGATCGCGGATTAACACTCCGGAGAAGAACCCGAAGGAAACCAAACCCAAAAGGAGAGCACCATGCAGCTGCAGGCCACTATCAACATCAACGAGTCGGACCTTCCGATTCTGCACCCGCAGGATCAGGAGATCGTTATCCTCGACGTGAACGACTCGACGCTCGTGGAGAACATCGTGTACAACCCGGAGAAGCGTTCGCTCGACGTGTGGTTCACGACGGGCTCGGCGTACACCTACTTCGGCGTGCCGCTGATCGTGGTGTTCCGCTTCGTCGCGGCGAAGTCGAAGGGTGAGTACTTCAACCGGAACATCCGGGGCAAGTACATCACCTCACGTATCGTCTAAGCCCGTGGCCCGCGAGCCCTGGCGCGGCGACGAGCACCCGGAGGAATGGCCTGAAGACAAGGCCGGCCCCGAGTACAGAATGCATCGAGACAGCGAAGGCCCCGCGAAGCAGCCGGGGCCTCGTCGTTTCGGCGTCATCCAGGTGAGTGAGCAAGCGAACGATCTCGTGATCGACCTGGAGAACGCGATGTACCGGCTCGAAGTCGCAGACGCCGCTGCAGAAGTGGATGCTGCCTACGCCGCGCTGAATCAGCGGCGCAAGGAACTGTACGTCTACCTCGCAACCCTTGAGTTCAATGCGCGCATCAAGCGCACAGTGACCAAGCGGTTCGACTAGTCCCGCCACACAAAGGAGGAAGCAAGTGAAGCGCAACATCGTTGCGTTCCATCCGTCACGCGGCCCACTCGGGTCCGCCTACCAGATGCAGGACGGGAAGTTCTACGTCCGCACGCGTTGGGGCAGCATGAACGTGCGTCCCGAAGTCGGGATGTCCATCGCCGGCTTTCAGTACTCGCTCGGTGTCGCGCTGCGCCCGCGTCTCT